CCCCGTCAGAACAGGGCGCGCGGTGAACCACTGGCTCAAAGCAGACAAGTCCAGGCGCATCGCCCGAGACGACATCTGGGACATCGAGCACCCCCGAGGGCTCATCTATGTCCGCACCCGCACATCGAAGCCAACCAACGACGCGAACAAGGTGCGCCGTGGCATCTCCCGCACAGGTCATGTGGGCATCATCGTTTCTGTGGACGGTGACACCATCACAGGCGTGGCTGGCAACTCGAGCGGTGCCGGTCACTCGGCCGGAAGCGGTGCCGTCTGCCATGAAATAATCAAGAAGGGAGACAGAGCCTACGAGCGTATCGTAGGATTCATCTCCGTGACCGACCTACCCGTGGAGGAAGTGTGAAGAAGCTCTTGTTTGACTGCACCGCAGCCCTCGCCATCGGCATGCTGCTCATGATTAGCGCTGGCGGATGTGGCTCCAACTACACCCTGAAGAAGGGCGGCTGGGTCATTGAGAAGGACGACGCCAAGGGCACGTGCCTGACCGTGCACGGAGATGGTGACCCAGAGGTGGTGGTGGTCTGCATCCTGGCGCCCGAGCCGGTGAAGCTCCCGAAGTCGGTCCTCGAGGCCGCTTGCCCCAAGTGCGCTGAGTGTCCCGCGCCAGCCGCAGCACCCGCACCGGCGGAGGAGAAGGCTGATGGCGCTGAATGATAAGGAGAAGGATGCCCTTGGCTGGGCGCTCCTTGTGCCTGGTTTCCTCCGGATGGTCGGTGACCTGACTGGCGAGAAAGGCTTCCGCGAGGCTGGGGACAAGCTTTCCCAGGTGCCAGCGGACAAGATCGCAGAGGTCATGGGTGCGCTCCGCACCGACTGCGCCAACATCGAAGAGGGGACCATGGAAATAGGCGAAGGCATCGCCATCGAAGTGGTTGACGGATGATGCTGGCAGATGTCGCAGCTGGGTCGCAGGGGGCGTTCAATAACGCCCTCTGGCAATACCCCGTTGCGGCCCTGCTACTGCTGGTTGTTGGTATGTTTTTGCGGCACCTCACCAAAAGTGAGGAGCGCAACCAAGATGACAGGCGGCAGATCCAGTCAGCCTTCGCAGACTCCCTCAAAAACGACCGCGAGGAGCTCAGTGGTGCGCTCGACCGGATGGGCGACCGGCACCAGGCTATCAGCGAGTCCTTCAACCGCACCATGAGTGAGGCAACGCAGCACCACAGCACCATGCAGGCGCAGATCATAGACGCGCTAGCGTCGGTGAAGAAGAAGGAGTGAGGCTCAGGGGGTTTGACAGCGGGTGCCTCCCGCTGCGCTCTATCTGAGCGCGTCTCTACGCCACCTTTTTAGCACCTTCATGCCCTTGGGCGATGTGCCGGTACACCTGGGCTCACCGAGCCTGTCAGGGCGCCTCCAGAAGGGGCCCCTGTTCACGCGTATCCACGCCAGCTTCCACCGGTCGCGCACGTTGGGGCAGTATCTGTGCACTGTTCGCTCTGTGGTGACGATGCGGCCGAGGAATACATGCGCGCTCGCGATGGGGTCTGTGCGGTCGTAGATAAACTGCTCGGCCCAAGGCCACAGTTGCAGAAGTCCCACTGCCTTGCCGTTGTCACCGATTGCTCGCGGGTTGAACCTGGACTCGTGTGATGCCTTGGCCAGGGTCATCCCGCGCAACCGCTCCGGGATCCCAGCCAACACCTCCACATGCAGCAGTCGATGGGCCAGGCCCTCGGTCGCTCCGAGCTCCACGGCACGCTCGACGTAGCTCTCGAGTAAGATCTCGAGCTGCGAGGTGCAGCACGCTGGGCACCTGGCGCAGCTGTCGGCAATGTAGTCAGCCTGCCATGAGTTAACGAGGAGTGCGGCGGCGAGCAGTAGCGTGTTCATGGGACCTCAAATAGGTAGGGCCCCGGCAGCACGGGAGGATAGTCCGGCCGCCGAGACCCAGTTCGCTAGACCACTAGCGGGGAGATTAGAAGGGGATGTCGTCGTCGTTGTCAACAGGGTGGTAGTTCGCATCTTGCGATGGTGCACCGGCGACAGCTCCCTCAACGCGCCTGCCACCAGTCGACCCCTTCATGCGCGCCGTGATCTTGACGGTCGGGCTGTTGATGTCGTTGAACACCCCGCCATCGTCACGCAGCCGCTGGTCGTAGTCACCGGTCACGGCAACCGCAGTACCCTTCATGGCCTTGTTCATGAGCCACTCTTGCTCACGCTCCTGCCAGACGGACACCCGGTAGAAGGTGGGCCGCTCGGCCCCCTCCTCGCGCACGTACCTGCCGACCGCGATTGTGAACGAGACAACAGCGCGCCCGTTGGACGTAGTCTTCCTCTCCGGGTCTCTCACCAGGTTCCCGGTGACGAATAGCTTGCTGATATCACCCATTACTGCTGCCCTCCTTGATGGCCCTCTCCACGAGGGCACGGACGAACTTGCTACGGTCCAGTGTGCGCCCGAGCGCGTCGGCTTTGTTGATGCTGTCGATGTGCTTGTCCATGACATCCAGAAATGCCTTCGGCACCCTGATGTTCATCACCTGTTGTTCGTTGGCTTTCATGACCCCTCCGGGTTGTTCGCTATCCACTCGTTGAAATGCTTACGCGTAACGCTGCGACCGTCAGACAGGCCAACGAGCAGGCGCTCGACTTCGGCCCTGTCCATGGCACTCAGCCGCCCCTTTCGATACGCCTCTGTGTACCGGCTCACCACCTCATATTCGAGCCCCAACTCTTTGAGCTTGGGGAAGACCCACTTCAGGCCCCCGTCCTTGAAGTCCTTGGAGTGCTTGGCCTTACGCGACGTCTCCACTGCGGCGTTGCCGTCGTCGTCCTCGTCCGCGACGATGCCAAGGATGGCACTGAGCGCGTAGCGTCGGGCGTAGGTGATGCCCGAGCCATAACCATGCACGTTGTTCTTGGTCGCGATGATGCGCGTCTCGGTGCGCAACCACTCACCGCTCTCGTGCCCAAGCATGGTGATCACCACATCCCCATGCACAAGCTGCGGCACAGCCAGCCCAAACTCGCAAGCGCCACGCGCGGCTTCGGTCACGCTAGACAGCCCGGCATACTTGGACTTGAAGTGCGGGTTGGTCCCGTCCATCACAGCGGTTGGCCTCGTTGCTTGGAAGGCAGCAAGCGCTTTGAACAGCTTGGGCCCCCCAACACCTGTGGTGATGTGGCTCACGTTGTGAGCGTTGCCTGTGGTCTCGTCTCCCATCAGTTCTTCTCCAGTTTGAACCCGAGTTTGTCGGGTTGGTTATCAATGAGCCACTGGAACAGCGGCAGGTAAACGCTCTCATGGAGCGGGTGGTCGGGCAGGTTGGCGCGCATCCGCACCAGCGCTGCCCAGTTCTCAATCTTTCGCATCCATGTGTCCATGCCGCTCATCGCCCACCCCCGATATCGGTGGGACGAAGCGCCTGGGCCAAGTCCTTGAACAGTCGGTCGACCATGGTCTCCTCTCGGTAGTCCGGGTCGATGGTGTCGAGCAGGTGGGTGAGCTCTGACCGGGCCTCGAAGAGGTCCTCGTCCTCAATCCATCGCGCGATGCTCCTCAGAGCGGTGATAACTTGCTGCATATCCATGGTCTAGCCCTCCTCGCGGTTAGCAATGTTGCGTTTGAGCATGGCGGTCGCCAAGCGCCCTGCGAGCTTGCTCTCTGGCCCCATCAGGTCGTGGCTCGTCCTGTCCCTGACAACGTCGGCAGTGATGCGCTTGCCTGCGGCCCTCGGCCGCCCTCCCCACGTGCCGTTGTTGATGTCACGTATCATCGCATCGTGCTTGTCACACAGTTCGCTGATGGCATCCGCCACCGGCAAGCCGAGTTCGGCCGCCTCCGCAATCGTGCGCATGAACTCAACGAGTTCCGCTTGTGCCTCGAATCGCCCCGCCACATACGCCCCCTCTGGGTTGTTGAGAAGGACGACGCGCTCAATGTTGAGTTTAGGTGTGCTGCTCATGGTCTAGCCCTCCTCGGCTTTGATGACGCCCTTGGTGCGCCAGGTGGTCCACTCTCCGGTCTCGTCGCAGATGGTGCGGTGCACCAGCTCCAAGTACACGTCGCCCGCCTTCACGGTGCCGTCCTTGTGGTCGACGCGCGCGGTCCTGCGCTTGGCAGACACGCACTTGTACCAAGCACGGTCGTAGTAGTCGTACTCGTACCCGTTAAGGGCCAAGTCGAGCCGTGGCTCGCGGTCGTACGGGTTGTCCTGGTCGGGCTCCGGGACCTCGAAGTCTCTCGACTCGCGGCCCCCCGCTCGCGGTATCCCGCGCTCGCTGTAGTCTCGTATCCCTGGCACGATGGCCTCCTGTTAGTGGTCTGGGGCGCAGTATACGTAGCGTATACCGGCCGTCAATAGACAAGACGTGCAGTGTGCACACAATCGGACAAGGAATCAGCCGATCGCACGGCTGCTCAACTCCTGGAAGGCGAGGGCGGCTTGCGCTGGGCACACCCCGTTGCCAAGGAGGCGAACCCGGTCCACCCGATCGGGAGCCCCATAAGGGCCTCCAGGAACTCCGGGTTGAGGACCACCGGCACGGGTCCACCGTCGCCAGCCTTCGGCGTCGTCGGGACCTGGTGGAAATGATGCCGCACAAAGTTGGGCAACTGCTCCCCCTTGGTGCCCCCTCCCCTCTCGCTGTAGGGCTTGAGGTTGCCCCCCTTGTGGTCCCGCGCACATGGCGTCGGCCATTGCCTCATCGCGTCCGTTAGGCTCGTCCCTGGGTGCATCACCCCCGTCGTCGTCGTGTGTCGCCCGGAGCTTCGGCAGTCCGACACTGCTGGAGTCGGCCACCTCCGTGCCATCGTGTTGAGGCTGGGCTTGCCCGCTGTGGCATAGGTCGACCCGTCCCCCCTGCGCCCGTTGTTGGTGGTGCCGTAGCTGCTCGCGGTTGGAGTAGGCCAGGAGGAAGAGCCGTGTGCGTCGGTGCGGTGCTCCAGCGTCGGACGCTTTGAAACAACCCCACTCCGCATCGTACCCCATAGCGGCAAGGTCTCGAAGCATGACACCGAGCCCTCGCTTGCGGAGTCCGGGCACGTTTTCGAGGAAGACGACGCCGGGCCGGACTTCCCCGATAATGCGAGCGACATCTGCCCATATCCACCGCTCGTCGTCGGTGTGCTTGCGCTTTCCGGCGGTGCTGAAGGGCTGACACGGAGGGCCACCGCAGAGGATATCCACGCGGTCACGCCACGGCTTGCCGTCAAAGGTGGACACGTCAGTCCAGATAGGAGCCTGAGCCACGGCGCCCGCTTGCATCTGCGCAACCAGGTTTGCGATGGCGAAGGCTTCCCTTTCGACCATACAGACCGCGCGAGCGCCTCCGAGAGCTCGAGAAATGCCGTGCTCGAGCCCTCCGTAGCCGGTGAAGAGGCTGAGAATTGTGGTGGTACGTGTGCCCATGACATTACTCCCCCCCGCAATCGACGCAGTCGACCGCGCCGGTCGTCGTGTCGAGACGGAGAGCCCCCCCGCCACAATCCGGGCAGCTCTCGGTCTCGGCAGTGGCCTTGGCGATGGCCCTGTGTGCCTCACAAAGACAGCACTCAGCATCAGGCGCATGGCCGTCTATATGGTCGCTGGTGAGGGTGTAAACCATCACCATGTGCTTTAAGGCTGCGAGTAGGTCAGGGGCAGCGTCGGCGAGGCGCTCCTTAGCAGCCTCTTCCGCCCACATCGCACGCCCCGCGCGCCCCGCCTCGGTTGCCTCACACATGAAGTAGTGGCCGCCGTGGCGCTGGTCTTCGCGCTCGTCTTTCCCGCAGTCCTCACAGGTGTGATAGTCGAGGATGATTTTGTCCGCCACCGGGCCAGCGAACTCAAGGCTGACCAAGGGGCCACCCTCCTTGGACCAAGGGTACTTCTCGGCAAGGTTCCTCATGGCCGCGTAAGGTGTCGGCCCAGAGGCGCACGGGGTGCCCTTGATGTACTCCTGGGCCGGGCTGCGAAGGGGCAGCCATGCCTCATAGTATGTCGCTCCTGTCCTGCCGCAGGTTGCTGGTCCTTGGATGATGACGTCTGTGGTGATGGTTTCCATGGTCTAGCCCTCCTCAGTCATGCAGGTATTAACGTCTTCGCCACGCTCCAGACAATCGAAGAGCTGGTCGGGCTCCCAAAGGTCTGCGATGCGTTCTAGGGCACACAGGGGCGCCCCTTCAGTGATGCCCGGCATGGTCTCCGCCGGGATTTCATACAGCACACCGTCAGGCGCTTCGATGATGGCCCATCCGCCTTCGATTCGATCGACGATCGAGCACTTGTGTGTGATGCGCGGCATCTGGCGAGCGGGTGGGACGGTCGCACATCCCTGTGCGAGCAGTAGGACGGCTATGGTCAAGCGTTTCATTGATAGTACCTCTGTTGAATCGTGCAGAATCGCACGCCACGAGACCCGAGCATCCTCAGATCCCGTACGCGTGAGAGCCTGTGCTATCGGCTTTCAAACGCGGTAAGGTCTTCACATGTCACGAGGCTAGCGTGGCATGCCTGCGCGTACCCAAATATGCGTGACCTCACGTCCGGCGCTGCATCTTCACTGTCCCCACATATGCCTTCACCACTGCCACCGCACTCGGATCGCACGATGGGCGCATCGCACAGGGGACACACACACCCCATGATGGTCGCGATCTTATCAGCCCAGAATTGGACCGGGCGTGACCGGTCATGCGCGTATGTGTAGGTCAGCGCAGGCGTCCCTTGCTGGTAGGTGTAATTCCCGCCGTGCAGCGATAGGGTGATCTGTGGGTAGTTCGGGTAGCCCTCTGACGTCACCACAACGAAGGGGTCGCAGCTGGTCGGGTCTCCGCCGACCGTCACGATCCCACCGTGGCCTATGCGGGCGGCGAAAGGGAAGTCGTCGTCGCCGTTGATATGGTCGTGGATCTGGATGTCTGTACTCATTGATAGTACCTCTGTTGAATCGTGCAGAATCGCACGCCTGGCGCCCCATCCAACGGAGAGGGCACCCGCGCGTGAGAGCCTACGTTCGGCTAGCGTAAGAGCCGTATTTCCCAGCCCCGACCGTGGACGTATTCGGCCTTGAATCCCAAGCGCCACACGTCCAATTCGGCGCAGATCTTAACCATGGTTTCGATGTCGTCGGCGTATATGATGCTGTTCATGTTTCTACCCTCTTGAAAGCCGCGCAGAATCGCACGCCATGAGACCCGATCTAGGCGATCGGATCCCATCCGCGTGAGAGCCTACGCAGCTACCGCGAAGCCGGTCGCGATGATTGCATCACGTTGGCCATTGTTCGCGTACTTCATGCGAAGACCGATCACGACACCGTGTTGACCATAGCTGTCGCTGATGGGCGCGCCAGTGGTCGGGTTATCCTGCATGGGCCAGACATCGTGGAGGTCCCCATCGATGACCGGCGCGCCGTGCCACGTCTTGGGCAACGGCTCTCCCTTGGCCACTGTGAAGACCACTGCCACCGGATAACCCTTGGCCACCCATGCACGCGCGAGACCGTCTGAGCGCTTGGTGTCCTTCCGAGAGAATGCGCGCAAGGTGCCATCGTCACGACGCATTGCGGCCGATACGGCCGTGTACCCGTACACCATGTCCACGTCTGACCCTTGGCGGCCGTCCTGATAGTCGGTGGCCACGTCTGGACGGTATGCGAGACCGTAGCCTAGTCGGTCTGCCTTACGTCGTGCGGCTGCGAGTTCGTGAGCTTCTCGCGCGTCGAATAGGTCTCTGCAGTAATGCCGCAGAATCGTGCGCCCCAGACGCGCGAGAAGGTGCCCATCGAATTCTAACAGAGCGGAGATAGCGGCCTGACCAGTGGCATTGCCAACACAGACCGCTCGGCATGCTGTGGTGCTACCTGCACAAGCGTTATGCCCCTTGATAAAAGGCGCAGACTCATCAGCTGGCGACATGGTCAGGCCTACTGTGAGCACACCTATTGTCTTCCCAGACTTGTCCAGTTTGGCTTGATTGACGCTCAGAAGCTTGCGCTTCCCGTTGGCAAGCATGGCAGCCTGCCAAGCTACGGCCATCGCAGGATTGACGGCCCAAATGGCCTTCATTTCCACTGCTGTTTTCTTGGTCTTGAGCGAGGCGAGAAGTGTGATTAGCTCGTCAGTGATAACGGTCTGCATTGTGGTCTATCCTCCTGCGCATCCCTGCGCGTCTAGTGGTCTCAGTCTTGCGACTGCGCCAGAACACGACGTGTGCCGTGCGCTGGAACGTGGCAAGGCTACAGGCTCATGGCCTGTCGTCTTCTGATGATGCGAGCGGCCGCGATTGCATGGTCAACGCTGCCCCACGTACCGAGCACTTCGATACGGTCGTTGTCATCCTCGACATACCAACGCCGGACGATGGAGTAGCTGCCGTTCTCATCATCAAGCAAGTAGCACCCACCATCGGTTCGGTTGGCAGTGCCTGCAATGTCGATGTGCCACGCGCTAACCGACCAATCGCCGTTCAGGCCACAGCTGGGGAACGGAACCCGCGTCTCATAACTGACAAGCCCAGTCCACTTGCACACTGGACGCTTGGCATGGTCTGCGAGTGCCTTGTCCAGTTCGTTCAACTCGTCCATCAGATCGTCACGGAACGGCCCGCGTCTGGTGGAGTCATGGTAGAGACTCATCAGGTCTTGCCAGCGCTCGCGAGCATCGCCCATGCCACAGTCACAGTCCGTGTCACCATGGTGAAGCATGCAGTCATAGTCGTGGTGCTTGGTGTCAATCTTGGTTGTCATGTCGTATCCTCTCGGTTGCTAGTGGTCGTGCATAGGCGCACGGTGTAGAGCCCGAGCGATGCTCAGGCGCTACCCCTTGCCTCTATGCGGCCCAATTGCGCTTGGTCGGTATGAAGTGACCGATCGGCCACTCCTGCACCGTCTTGTGGATACGCCCCGTTGACGTGCTAACCCGTCGCACTCGGATGAGGCCTGAGCGCTTCGAGACACCCTCGTACACGTAGTGTCGCCAGCCACACGAACGGGCCCAGCCCTTATCGCGGTATAGGCTCTGCCCCTTGGCGTATGCGCCATTCTCAGCGATGGCCTCTGACAGCGCGAGTAGGTCGTCTGTCGAGGCTACGATCTCGGCCCCGTTATCACCACAACCACAGATGAACGTTGTCTCACCGTGGGCGTATCCGCGCGACTTGCTGTCGTCGTCGACCTCTACCCAGTAACCGAGCGCCTCAAGGTCTCGGATGATGCGCCAAGGGAGGCGTTCGCTTGCTCTGAGTCCGATCGTGCTTCGCGGCCAGTGCGGAAGTCGGTCATCGCGGATGTCGATGCCACACCGTGCGATCTCGGTTGCGATGATGCGTAGGGTTTTCATGTCGTATCCTCTCGGTTGATGGTTCTTCCCCAACCCATGTCCCCGGGTCGGAGGCAACCGCGTTTGCTGTTGCTTCCTCAGGGTGCCTGAACATATTCACACTGTCAACACAGACGTATGCACAACAGGGAAGAAGAGACCGCACCTGGCGAGCAGTGCAACGAATAGCCACAATCACCGAAAGTGCGAAACGGTACGCACCTTGACGCAATCGTGATCAGGGACCAGTCTAGCGTTCATGACTGTTCTGCCTGAGGATGTGAGAGCGTACGGACCTGCAGCTGCGATCGTACTGGCCTACCTACGGAAGATCGGGCTTGCGTGTGACGTTTGGACACTCGCCACGTTCACCGAGATAGGACGCCAAGTAGGCATGACCAGAGCATCGGCCACGAGAGCCATCCAGACACTACAGAAGGGGCAAGCACTCAAAGTCAGACCCTTCAGACACAAGCGCAAGATGATGCTCCGCATGGTCAAGCGCTCTGATGCGAGCGCCAGTGAACAGACGAACACGACGCAAGTAGGCCAGGGTTCAATCGCTCAGGAACCCCCCTCACTAGAACGACTAGACTCCGTGAGGTCTATCTTGGACGCAGTCGGCTGACGCCAGGGACTGCTGTGGGCCGTTTGTGAGACTGCCATCGCGAGTTCCTTATTGCGGGCCCCTGGGTGTGCTCTGGGCTCTGGGCCAGGCTCGAGCAAAGGCCCCTCCCGTCCAGGCCAGGGGGGGGTAACCACCCCGTCCCCCCGTCTCGCCCCGCTCGACGCCTAACCTCCGGTCGCTGGCAAATTCTGAGCTCGTGCCCTTACCCCAGACGTAGAAAACCCCAGGCACCGGTAACAAGGTACGCCCAGGGTAAGCCTCCGGTGCGTAGCAGCGCACAGGTGGCAGCGAAGGCAGAATCGGACAAGGAGTTAACCCGGCCCTCGCTAGCAGTCCGCCCGTTGGAAGCGAGCTTCCGAGGCGGCGTTGCCGACGCGAGGGTAGCATGTGCACTCTGAGTGGTCAACTTCAGAGCAGCATAGCGTTTCTCCATCGTCTCCCTCTTTGAAATTAATAAAGTGAGAGAGACGTCGAAGTACCGCAAAGCAAATGCTGCAGTATAAGGTAAGTAGGGGAACCACCCTCGTGCTTCGCCCTCGGTTGCGTATTAGGGGCAACGGCAAGCTCTCTCGCTCGCTCATCCGCTACGCGTGTGCTCCGCGTTTACGCTACGCTCGAGAGCTTGCCTGATTTCTCAGGGATTGCAAGTTGACCATGTTTCCGGTTCGTGGTACGCAGGTCAACAGTGGTACTGAGAGGAGGATAGGTCTGTGCTACTTCTTATGTGCGTCGAGGAGCGCTTTGAGTTCGCGATCGTAGGCGATGCCTTCGTCGGTCTTTGGTTTCCAGGAGTCGTAGACCTTCTGGAGTTCAGCTCGGAGTTTGTTCTTGGCGACTTTCTTACGTTCGCCTGGTGCTCCGATGGTGATGACGAGTGCTCCGTGGGGTGTATCTTTCATGTCGTAACCTTGTTTGGCGGGTGTTTACTTGAGCATCCGAAACTTGAGTTCTTCGGTAAACCGTTGTTGTTCCGGCGTCACATCTCCAGCGGAGGGGTCACCAGCGAGCGCTCTGGCCGCCACGGTTTCTCTTACGCTCTGCTGTGGGTCATACGGCGCTGGGTAGGCTGGGTAGTCCATGCGCTGTTGCTGTTCCGTGAGCGGGAAGTTCTCTCTGGTCGGTCTCGCTGCCTGGTTCTGCCTCATGAAGATGCGAGCGCTCTCGTTCCTGTAGACGCTTTCCCGTTCCGCCTGGCTGAGTGTCGCGAAGGGGTTGAAGACGACGCTGTTGTCTGGCGCAGCGTACGCAGCAACGCTTGGGTTGTGCCGGAAGAACTCGACTTCGCTCGCGCTGGGTTGTCTGGTGGGGGCAGCCATCTACTTGTTAAACCCTTTGAGTGTCTTGGCGAGTCTGGCTCGCTGGCCGAGCTTGCCGGGTTTCTTGGCAGCTGCGTTGAGCTTCTTGGCTGGGATCTTCTTGCCAGCCGGTGTGTCGAGCTCTTCGCGGAGCGCTCCCGGCTTCTTGATGGCTTTCTGAATCCAGCCCTTTGCGGCCTTCTTCCGTTGTTCTGCGTAAGCCATCAGGAGTCCTCCTCGTGATCGGCGGCGTTAATCAATACTACCCGACACCCCCGGAGGCTGTCTTGCCCTTGTTGGCCTGGTTCCTCCGGCGAGGCGTGTCGGCCCTCGGCGATGTCGTAGACCCAGCTGCCGGTATGGGTGCTTTGCCATTGTGGCTCGCTCCCCTCGGCGCACACTGGCACGCCTACGATATCGACCCAAGGTTCCGTGACGCGCTCGGCGGGGTGCCTGGCGTAAAGTCTGTGAGCGTCCAGGACAGTCTCTCGAGGCTCTGGCCACCACATAGTCACGTCGTTGCAAACCCACCCTACGGGCGAGAGCTCATCCGGTTCGTCCACCGCATCGAGGAACACTGTCGGTACTGGCACACCCTGGGAGCAGTGCTCACGCGGGTCACCTGGTGGGGAGAAGGAGACCGTGGGATCGTCTACAGCCCAGACGTCCTGCTCTGGATCGAGGGTCGGCTTTCGTTTACGGCGGATGGTCACTCGGACACCTCCAGTCACTGCTGGGCCATATGGCTTCCTCAGCCTAGTGATAGCACGCAGATAGAGTGGGTGCCCAAAGGTAAGCCAACAGTTGAGCAGCAAAAGGAGCATCGCAGGATGCTCGGTCTTCCCGATAACCAGCTAGAGCTATTCAAGGAGAGTGCAGATGAGTGATGTAAAAACGGCGAAGAGTGTTACGAAGTGGTCACCTGGGCAGCAGATGGCGATGCCTGCTATGGGCGCTGCTGTGTGCGCTTGGGTGGACGCGGGCGACCTTATTACCGACGCAAAGAACGGTAAGCAGGTCGACTTCGAGTCCGCGCTCGGTGACGCATACGCAGCCCTTGGTGATGTGATCGAGGAACTCCAGAGCCTGACGGACGATCTCGACGGCCTCTTCGTCGCTGAGAAGGCGCTGTCTGGCAAGATCGAGCAACTTCTCACGTCCTCCACGGGGGTTCGCCGTGAAGATGCGTGACATCTTTGCGGTTGCTGCGCGTGGGCATGATACTGTGGAAGTTGGCGCTTCGCGCTGGCCAGTGCCGAAATCGGTCGCCCACCTGTGTACACCTGCTGCAACCTTGTCGACGTTACATGGACTCAAGCTAGGAGGTGATCAGTGCCCATGTGGGCAGCCGGTCGAGGCATCCTCCCTCTGTCCAGCGTGTCGTCGCCCCTACCAGACCCCGTGTTGCACTGATGGTTGCGGTGAGTGGGTGCAGCCGGGCCCTCGAGACCGGGGCGGGTGGTACGCTCCGACTAGTCAATGTGTGCCGTGTGTCGAAAAGGCCGAGAAGTCCCTTCGAGAGAGCCGGTTGAGCTACGTTCCACGACGGCTGAAGGAGGCTGCGGCCGACTACGAGCGCCGACCTGGCCGCGAATCGGCTGACCAGGCGCTATATGGGTGGCTAAGCGGAAACCCGGAGGACTCGGTCTGGATTTCAGGGCCCAGGAAGAGCGGAAAGTCCACCGCTGCGGCCCGTGCGGTCATCAAGATGGTCATGGGTGAGCGCTCCAAGAGCCTCATGTGGCTGGAATACGAGGATTTTGTCACCGCGTCCAAGCGCTGCTACATGGATGACTCCGCAAAGCAGTGGAAACTCATCGATAAGGCCATGCAGTGCGAGCTTCTCGTGTTTGATGACGTGTTCCCGCTCGCGAGGACGACGCCTGATGGCAGGATCTTGGGTGTCGAGCGCCTCAGCGGGCACGCTGCGCAGACCTTGTGCGACATGTTGCGCAAAAGGCTGCATAACGGGCGCCCGACGGTGTTTACCTCGGTGCATACGGCCGAGCAGGCGCTTGGACACCTCGGTGAGCACGTATTGAACTGGTGGGAGGGGGTTGGAAGCAGTGGCACCATTAAAAAAGAAGGATAGACGCGCGGGCCCGCTCAGTCTTGGCGGGTACATCTACCGTCTTCGCAGTGAGCGGGGTATTACGCTGCGCAGGCTGGCGATCTCAACGGGGCTGAGCGCCACATCGCTCTGTCGGCTCGAGAAAGGGGACTATGTCCCGGTGATTCAGAAGGATATCGCTGCGATCGACAAACTGTGGTCCACCCTCGGTGGAGATATGAACCAGATGCTGTACCTGTCCAGGCGATGTCCGCTATGCAGTGGACTTGGCACGCTTAGGGAGTGGACGGAGTGATGCTGCTCCTGGCGGAGCGCAGGGCTTTGCCCTATGCTCCCAACCAATGCCAAGGAGAACGCATGAGCAGTTCACATGAGCCTATCTACTGGGGCAGCGTAGGCGCGAGCCTCGCAGACGCCACCGCCTATACCGTCAACCTGCCCGTGGGCACGACGGAATGGACGGTCGTCAACGTCAACGCCGGGGCCACCAGCATTCTCAGGATTGCTGGCAACAGCACGACGATCCTTACCGCCGGCCTGTGCATCCCAATACCGGCGGGCATGAGCGTCAGCGGGAAGGGGCAGTCCCTGTTTGTCGCCAATGATTCCGGCGGTCCCCTCGGTGTCGCGGTCGCCTGGATGCGCCCCGGCCGACAGCCCGTCATGGACGCTGGCACGGCCACCATCACCGCGCTCTAATGGGCGGACGGCACAGCCGCCAGAAAGGGAAGCGTGGTGAACGAGAAGTGGCAGCGCTCTTTACGGATCGCGGCTACCAGGCCCGACGCGGAGACAGTCAGTCGGCTGGAGCTCGTGAAGCAGACGTCGAAGATACGCAGTTCTGGGTGGAGGTGAAGCGTGGGAAGCGCTGCCCTATCAGAAGGGCAATCGCACAAAGCGAGGGTGACACGGATGGCCGTCCGACCCTCGTCCTCTGGCGCGACGATCGCTCAGACTGGCGAATCGACATGGGTGCTGATACCTTCTTTGCAATACTGGCTTCTTGCGGACCCTCCGACTGGGTCTTACCCTATGAGCCGGACCCGGAGGAACGTGATGGCGAAGACGAAGACGAAGACGAAGGCTGATGTTGAGAAGGAGCTCAAGGAGGCGCTGAGTGCGCTGAAGGATCTCAAGTCGAGCGAAGGCTCTGGCTCGGTAGACCTGTCCTGGCTCCCTGAGAAGTCTCAGAAGCAGAGCGCTTACTTCATTCAGCGCGCCTGTGACAAGCACAAGTGCGAGCCAGACCGCGTCATCGCCGCCGTCATCGCTTGGGCTGCTCTCCAGTCCACCCAGCGGCACGGGATCCACAGGCTGATGCAGAGCATCGAGTTGTCTCTACGATGCAAAATCTAAAGAGCCTCCGTTACGACCAGTCTCCGTCTGGTCCGTTTGTATGGCTTATGGACTCGCTCATGGGTGCCGTCGAGGTGTGCGTAAAGGGAGACCCGTCGCTCACTGAGATCGAGCGCGCAGTTGGGCTCCAGATCACAGCCATACGGGACACGCAAGAAGCGCTCAAGATGCTCAAGCAGCGACGCCTGACCAAGCGCGAGAAGGTGGCGGTCCCGCTGCTCAAGGCGTACCTCGGTATGGTCCGGGGCAACACCCTGGCCAAGACCTGGGAGAAGGGCCTCGCCAAGAAGCACAAGGTGCAGCACAAGATGGACCGGCTCGGCAAAGACACGACCCGGTTCCTCCAGGCGCTCAACCTAGTCAGCCATCCAAAGACCCCGATGCACGCTATCGCCAGAACGGTGGGGAAGTTTAAGAACAATGTCGAAGACTTACATTGATAGATGCGTAGGCCAGGTGGCCGAGCACATGGATACCATCCGCGCGATGCTGACCATCGGTCACACGCGCACGGCAGCAGCAAAGGCCGTTGGCATGAAGCCCACCGACTTCCACAACGCCATGAGGCAGGGGAAGAAGAAGAAGGGGCGTGCGCACGACCTGCTGATTGATGTCTTGCTTGCGGAGGGCAAGGCCCAAGTCAGGCTTGAGAGCATCGTCATCCGCGATGCCGAGGTTAACGTCAAGACGGCGCAGTGGCTTCTGGCTCGGAGGTTCCGGCTCAAGGAACGACACGAGGCTGAGATCGATGTGCTCCGAAAGCTGGACTACAACAAGCTTAACCAGGAAGAGGTCAAGCTGCAGTTGCTCGAGGAGAAGCTGCGCTTGCTCCGCGAGAAGAATGGCTCGGACATGACGTCAGACGATTGGCGGGCCATCATGGCCGAGGCCAAAGAGACCAGTGAGCGCCTCAAGTCGATCCATTGAGGGCGGAGCATCTAAAAGAGATTCAGCGCTGCTCTTGGGACTTCTCCTACTTCTGCCAGAAGTATCTGAAGATATTGAACAAGAGCAAGAAGCTCGTCACGCTAAGGCCTAACCCCATCCAGGCGGACTTCGCGGATGTGATGGATAGCAACCCGTTCACCTACGTGCTCAAGAGCCGTAAGGTTGGCATCTCTACGTTTGTTGCGGCCAAGTTCTTCTGGAAGGCGCTCTTCCGGCCCGGCTTTGAGGTCGCGGTGATTGCGCACAGCGAAAAAGCCGTGCTCGAGAACATCGCGCCCATCTATCACCGGTTCTACGAGAACCTGCCCAAGTTCCTCCAGGTCCCGCTGAAGCATCAGACGGTACACAAGCTTCACTTCGCGCATGACAGCCGAATCATCATCGGCACGGCGAACAGCGAGGGCGCCCGTGGTGGCACGCCGGTAGCGCTGCACTGCTCTGAGTTCAGTCGCTACGAGAACCCCGACGACACCATGGCCGCGCTCTTTAACTCGCTTGGCAACGACCCGGAAGTGGTCCTCGAGACCACCGCGAACGGGATGAACTTTGCCTACACCATGTGGGTTGACGACGAGCTTGAATACCACCGGGTGTTCTACCCGTGGACAGAGGATCCCGACTGCGCATCCCCAAAGCACAAGTACAATACGCCCGATGAGATACAGGACCTTGTTGATGAGTTCGAGCTAACTGACGAGCAGCGCAACTGGTTCACCGAGACATACAGGCTCAAGTGCAACTCGAAGATGAGGATCCTGCAGCAGGAATACCCCATCGTTGCAGAGCATGCGTTTGTGTCTTCAGGCGGCAGGTTCTTCCACGCGTCGTACCCAGGTGTAGAGCCTGAGCGTGGCTATATCACTTACGCAGAGCCGCAGAAGTGGCACACCTATGTGATGGGAGTCGACACCGCTAGTGGAGCAGACAAAGGAGACTACTCGGCCTTTTGCGTCATCGACGTCACTGACTCAAAGAAGATGAAAACGGTGGCAACGTTCTACGAGCGCATCATGCCCCGAGCGTTTGGTAAGCGCGTCTTAGCTGAGGCTCTGAAGTGGAAGGCGCTGGTTGTGCCCGAGGCGAACAGTTACGGCCTCACCATCATCGAAGAGCTCAGGCTGAAGAACTACCCGTACATCTACCACAAGCTCGACCAGAAGGACGGCGAGAACACGTGGACCAAGAAGTACGGCTTCTGGACTGACCGCGCGTCCCGCCCTCTGATGCTGTCTAAACTGTACGAAGCGCTCTACGAAGATGTCTTTGATGGCTGCGATCGGAGGTTCCAGGGGGAGGCGAACCACTTCACCTACTCCTCGAAGGGCAAGCCCGAGGCGCAGAGTGGTCATCACGACGACATGGTTATCGCCACGGCGCTAGCGGTTTACGGGGCCCACCAAGCATCTATCGTGCGCGAAGACCGGATGAACGAGAAGCCTGAGAATATACGCGAGAGCTTGCAGTTCGAGCACAGGACAGGCAGAAACTATTCAGACGACTTCGATGACTGGTATGGTGGCGACGCCAACAAGTCGTACCCTCTGGCAGTAGAGGGGTCATCCTAGCCCGACAGGGCGTTAAACATGCGAGGTAGAGAGTGGGTATCCTGAGCGAAGAACGCTACAATGAGATGGTGAGTCGACTTGAGGGTAATGAGCCCTCGGAAGATGAGGCTGTCGAAGCTCCAGAGGTATCCGCAGATTCGTCCGAGCCCTCCGAGGACGTTAAAGAGGTGGAGAGCGATTCGTCTTCAGACACCGAGGACGTTAAAGAAGAGGTGGAGACGCAGGCGGAAAGCGAAGAGGTCGAAGCTCCAAAGACCCCTGAGCATATTCCCTACAGCCGCTTTAAAGAGGTAAACGACAAGTTCCGTGCGCGCGACAACGATCTCGAGCAGGCGATGAGCCGCATCAGAGAGCTCGAGCAGTTGACGCTGGCGCAGGCGAAGCAGCCGCAGCAGCCACAGCCCGCGAAGGTTGAGAAGACTGACGACGAGTGGCTCGCCGAGATATTCGGTGAGCAGACAGACCCGTCGTCTTCTGCAATCAAGCAAATGCATGAAGAAATGCAGGCTGTGAAGCAATGGCAGCAAGAGCGAACGGAACAACTCGTCACCAGTCAGCTTACGGCTGAGATTAACACGGCTGTGGAGAAGAACCCTGACGTCAAGGCAGCGGAGCTTTGGCAGGCTGTTGCAGCGGACGGCTCGGTGGATGTGGCTCAGGCAGCTGAGTACATCCAGACCCATCGCAAAGAGATGCGCGATCAGTACCGAGGCGAGGCAAGCAAAGAGATCGAAGAGCTCAAGGCCAAGCTGGCCCAGGCGGAGAAGACTGCTCAAGAGCAGCCTGCGTTCCGTCGGCCCAGCGCTACGGCCTCTGCGCCCCCTCCGGTCCAAGGCAAGTCTCGCAATATTGCCGACGCCACTGCAGCGTTTGCCGAAGCCCTCAAGGAGCGAGCTTCGTTCTAACCATTCTTTTCGTGAAGGAGAGGCGTCATGCCAGCAACAGTAGGTATTAACGGGGTCGGCACATTTGGGCCGATGCTCAAAGAGTTCTATCAGGGCCCTGTGGCCGAGCAGATCAACAACCGCGTCTGGATGCGCGAGTACTTCCAGAAGAAGTCGAAGGGTTGGTCCGGCAAGCAGATGGTC